CGTACAGCGGCTTTCCAGCGAACCTGTATTTGGAACGGGTTCACAGTGGCTTGCGGATTTGATTTCCGCCGGGCGGCAACCGAGAGGTCCGCGCCGTTGCTTAGAGGGTTACGGATACGCCGACGGATTAACGTCCGGACGGGACGGGATGAAACCCGTCCGGACACCAATTTGAATCAATGAACCATGACCTCCTCATGTTCGTCGCCGGCATTGTCGTCTGCGCGCTGCTGATCTTCGCCTGCTCGCGCCCCGAACCCAAACCTCCGGTCGCGCGTTCCAGTGGCGGTCCCAGGGTGTGCAAATACTGCGGTTGCGCCGACCCGTTTCCCGACCCCGACGACCGCGAGCACCGGCCGGAGAATGACCCGGGATTGAGATGATTTTCGCCTCCGTCTGTTCGGGCATCGAAGCCGCCTCCGTCGCGTGGCTTCGCCTCGGATGGAAATGCGCGTTCACGGCGGAAATCGAAGGCTTCCCCTCCGCCACACTCCACCATCACTACCCGAACACCCCGAATTATGGCGACATCACCAAATTCAAGGAATGGCCCGGACACTCAATCGATGTTCTGGTCGGAGGAACTCCCTGCCAGTCCTTCTCCGTCGCCGGACTCCGAAAAGGCATTTCAGACCCTCGTGGCAACCTGGCCCTCGTCTTTCTTGGAATTGTTGACAGGTATCGCCCCACCTGGGTTCTTTGGGAGAACGTCCCCGGCGTCCATTCCTCTTGGTCGGATGCGTCGGACACTCGCCAGACCGAGGCATCCCGCGAGGCTGGCCGCGTTGCTCAAGCGCGAGCTATCGAAGCCGGATTTGACGCCGGAGCAGCGCGACTCTTTGGAGAATTTGAAGAAGTCGATCAGTCCAGTGATTTTGACTGCTTCCTCTCCGGCCTGGCAGGACTCGGCTACGGGATCGCCACAACGGTTCTTGACGCTCAGTTTTTCGGCCTGGCGCAACGGCGCGAGCGTGTGTTCGTTGTCGGACATATTGGAGGACAATGGCAGCGTGCCGCAGCGGTTCTATTTGACCGCGAAAGCCTGTCGGGGAATCCTCCGCCGCGCCGCCAAACGGGGCAAGGAACTGCCCCCACCATTAGCGCGTGCACTAGAGGCGGTGGCGGACTCGGGACAGACGCCGAATGCGACGGAGCCGTCATCCCCATCCAGGAAATCGGCAAACGCCAATCCGGGACACCCATGAACGGCGTCGGCCACGGACAACCCGGCGATCCGATGTTTACGCTACAGAGTTCGGCGGTGCACGGTATTGCCGCAACGCTCACGAAGAACTACGCGACTCACCACGGTCGAACGGCGGGCAACAATGGAGGCGTGGCGGAAGGGCAGTTGATCCCGGAGATAACCCCTGCCCTGACTGTGAATTACCACAAACAGCCGGATAGTTCCTGCAGCTCCAAGGGACCGATGCTGATCCCGGAAATCTCGCCGGCCATCAAACAATGCGACTACAAAGGGCCATCCAGTGATGGTGATGGGCTGCCTTTGTTGCCAGTGGCGTTCGTTGAAGGAGGCCATGGTGTAACACTAAACAACGTGGCCGAACCATTGAGCGGTGGCGGGGGGAAACCGGGACAAGGATACCCAGCCGTGGCCTTCCAACCCCGCATCGCACTCAACGGTCGTGGCGACATGGGCGACGCCGTCAACGCTCTCCAAGCCCAATCCGGCCAGACCGGAAAAGGCGATGCCGCTCCCTGCGTCGCCACCGGTTACGCCGTCCGCCGGCTGACGCCCCGGGAATGCGAACGGCTCCAGGGCTTCCCCGACGATTACACGCTGTTGCCCGGGCATAAGGCTGACGGGCCTCGTTACAAGGCGCTGGGCAACAGCATGGCCACTCCGGTCATCCGCTGGATCGGCGAACGAATAGCCCTCCTCGAAGCGCGCGCCTAAAAATAGTTGAAGTTTTCGGTTGACACCCCTACCGCTTGTGGGTTACCAGTCGCGCGTGCTGGCCACTCGTCATGGTAGGAATCTGGTCCCCTTGCGGGACGCCAGAGCAAGTAGCCAGCACTCCCGCCGCCTCGTGACTGAGGCGGCATTTTTTTCCCACGGAGGCAGCCTGTGAGCCAGTCTGCCATTCCCAACCACCTGATCGTCCCGCTGGGAGAACGGCTGCACGAACTGCAACTTCCGTTGCTCGATTGGGAAGCCTTCGACCTGATCGCCCAGGGCCGCGTGGTCGTCGTCTTCGACCTCGGCAAGTACCGCCGTGAAATAAACATCGTGTCGCCTGAAACCACCGTGCAGGATTTGGCCCACGAAATCTCAAAACGGGAGCCATTCGAATGACCCGACGCAAAGCCATCCTCTCCACCCTGCTCGCCCCATTCGCCCTCAAAGCCGTCGCGAAGGAAGCCAGTCTGAAGAAGGTGGCGCCTGCATGGGAACGACACCAGATTGGCCGATTCGACCCGAATGAATACGCTGGAAAATGGCAGTTCATAGTTACTACCAATCCCGGCTGGCGCAACCTGGATAAGACCATGTGGATGGAACTGTCTTCGCAGCAAACTTATGACTAAACCCATCGAACACTGCGTCATCTGCGATGAACCGACCGGCAAGGCCGGACCTTCCGACGATTCACTTTACGCCACCGTGGAAAGCGACCGCGGCGAATTCCAGCCGATGGGACCGCTCTGCCAAAAATGTTTCGACCTGAAACAGATGCTCGATAGCGTTCCGACACTAGACTCAAAATAAGCCGCGGCGCCGCACAACATCGCCGCCTGGTTAGCCCGTCCGTTCCCTGTAAATGGGGCGTCCGGCACCACGTCAAAAACACCGCGAAGTCGTCCACAGCCAGTGCGCTCCTGCCACCATCCAAGCAGCAGAACCGCACGGGCAGGTCTCTCATGGGCTTACCGCTGACCGCAGCCCGCCATTGCACGCAAGAACCTGCCCGCTCCTATTATTTGGATGGATGCTTTCCGCCTGCAAACCGAACCTTCGACAACCACATACCCCCGACAACCAGAAACCCTCAGACTCGATCCCAGAAATGACTTCCTTCATGTGGGAGGTCTACCGTTTGACCGGCCGCCCGTTTCTCCCCCCGCCGCCCACCCCCGCCCCCACCGGTCTGCGAAAAAAGAGAGTCCTCATCGGCCGCACGCGTCGCCGTCCAGGTCAAAGCGCAGGCTCGAGAATTATGTGCGTACAATACACAAAGGGTTTAATCCAGAAACGTACAGCCGCAAAGACTTACGACTTTCGCGCCGTTATATTCCACCGAGAACACTACAGGTTGTGGCCAGGATCACGCCGCCTTGCTCGGCTCCGTCGGCTCGATGGCGACTGGCGCCGCGGCTCGACTGCGTGATCCACGCTTGGGTATCTTCGTCGTGTCAATCGGTCTGGGCAACGGCCGCATGGCCAGCTTGCGACGCTCCTCCTGCAGGTCGCACCACGCACGCGCGAGTCCTGACAACTCCGCCGGCTTCAGCTCGCCCTGTGTGGTTTCGACAATAAGGTCCTGGAGATATTTGGCTTGGATGCTCGCCTGGCTTGACTTTGGACGGGCTTTGGACGGCAGGACAACTGGGAGCAACGCGGCTTTCATCTCCAGCAAAATGACGCTGGCATGGGGGCAAAGTCAAGTCCGCGCGCGCATCCGTAGAAATCTCGAGGCGCGCACGTTCCGTACAAGTCCTGACTTGACTATTTGGAAGCGGTTGCGTATTGTGTGGGTGTGAAATCTGAAACCGTTGGTGTGGCTAATGCCACTTCGAAAGTATCCGCGGCCCTGCTGGTTACGCTGGCAGTTGCCGAGACAATCCATGAATTGGGCGAAGTGCCGGCCGGGCATTTGTACGCGCATTTGATGGGCAAACTCACGTTGGAACAGTTCGAGAAGATCGTTGCCAGTCTGGAACGGTCTGGACTGATAAAGCAGACATCGGGGCACACGCTGAAATGGGTGGCGCCGGAATTGCCTTACACGGCGGAAAGGAGGGGTTGCCGATGAAAAATAAAAGTGTAATCAATCCAGTTTCGACGGGTGAAACGGTTCAGATGTCGGAGAAATCTTTTCCCGTCATTAAGTGCGGCGAAGATTTCAAAGGCGCATGGAGTGGCACAACGCTTCCCCGTGTTGGCGATACGGTCAAGGTCACATTCAACGGCCTTGGCACGGGCATAATTACCGCATTTTTCGAGGAGGCTGGCTTTGTGGGTTGCGTAGTCATGCCGCATCCCGGCCAGCGTCCCAAGTGGCACATTGACCAGTTCAAGCGCAATCGGATGGAGTTTAATGGCTACATGGTCTTTGGCGCGGAAATCCTGCCGCAGATTGTGAGGGAAGCATGAGCAGTACCCCTTGTTGCCGCTGCGGCAAACCCATCACGCTGGCTGATCTGCCTTTTCACGGCGCCGGCCTTTGCGACAAACCCTCAAACGAAAGTGAACCCATGAAAACCGAAACGAAGCACACGCCGGGACCGTGGCATGTTCACGCCGGTTCTCCGTCAATTGTACGCGACGAACAAAACGCATTCGTTGCGGAAGGTTGCAGCAACGCAGACACCCGCCTGATAGCCGCCGCGCCGGAGTTGCTCACAGCTTTGGAGGGCATTATGGGCGCTCTTGACCAGCCCAACACGCAACGCTTGCGCCGTGAAAATTCCATCCTGCATGGCGACTTGTGCGTGATTGAACACTTCGCAAAAGAGGCCATCGCCAAAGCGAAAGGCCACGCGTGAAAACTTACGAGATCACGCTAAAGCACGATGCCGGAACAGTGAAGGCGCGCGCCACAGCGAGCAGTTACCAAGCGGCGATCGAGCTTGTTTGCCTGGCTGAGAAGGCGCCGACATCTGCCGTGCAAACCTGGAGAATCATTCCAACAGCAAAACAAATTGCCCGCACCAAGAGCCTGATGCGCGGCCTTTAACCCTTTGAACGACGGTGAACCCTCTAAAAATCAAAACGTATGAATAATCCTCCGCCTCTCACTCAACTGGAAATGTCCGAGGAAGACATCCGCACGGCCGAAAAGATCGCGCGCCGGCTTGGTTTCCGGCAAACCGCCTACACTTCCACAAGCGGGCTCTGGGGTCTGTTCTGCCTGCCTGACAGGCCGACACAACGGCACGGTTGCGTTATCAAAACAAGGGAATTTGGCCTGATATTCGTGGCCGATCTGGAAGACCTGCTTATGGAGGACTTGAAGCCATGAGTACGCCCAACACGGACTTGACGGTTGCAACTACCATCGCCCAACAGATCGGACACCGCGCGTTTGTAATGATGGGGACCAGGCACAAGCTGGGCGGGGAAAACTTCCTGTCCTTCGACATTCACGGTTGCCGCGATTATTCAAAGGTGCAAATCACCTTGCAGCGAGACGACACTTACACGGTTGAGTTTTTCAAATTCCGCCAATGGGAAAAGCTCCGACACAAGACCGTGGACAGCGTGTACGCGGACGGACTGAAACAGTGCATTGAGTACAACACCGGACTTTGTTTAAGCCTATGACGCTATACCAAGAAATCGTTGCGGCTGGCATACCGATTGGTTGCCATGAATCAGACCTTTATTTTCCGGTGACAGAACAAAGCCGGGAAATCTTGGCGCGTTATCCTTTGCAGAAGGGCAACGCCACCACGTTCATAAACCAAGTCGAGGGCGGTCGCTGGTATGACATCCCATTTGCTTACGACCCATGGTGGGAATCGCGGAGCATCAGGCGGGGGAGACCATGACCCACAAACGCAAACCGACCGCGCGCGCCTGGCGATTGCACGGCGCCCTTTTGGTCATGGCCGAACGCGGGATAAATGGCGAGCGCGACAACGCCCGCGAACGCTTGGCCGAACTCGTTGCCCGCTACGACTTCGCCCAGGTCGAGCGCGAATTGCAGGACCGTCTAAAACCCCAGATCGAGGACGCCTCAAAATGCGGCCGCAAGTTGCACGGGTTCATGCCGCCTTGCGTTCTGTCACCCGGACACGACGGGTCTTGTGAGGACGGTTTCGGAGGCTATTACACCCACGGAGAATACACACCATGACCGACATTGACGACACAAACGACAACGGCGCCCCCGTCCTGCCCCCCAAAGACCCGGCCGCAGTCTCTCTCGGGCGCCGCGGGGGATCGTCGCGCAGTCCACGGAAGATTGAGGCCGCCCGGCGTAACATGGAAGCACTGAGACGCGCCGGCAAGGGAGGCTGGACGAAGGGCAAGCCCCGCAAGCCCAGGCCGCCCGATCCGAACGGCCCATAGTCGCGACACGCCCGAAACTGATACTTTCGGGCGTTTTCTTTAGGCCGGACGGCCATAACCGTGCCCAAGCACCTGGCCATCGCCGGCCGGACAGTGAATAACTTTCCCTTGCCTCGTGCGTAGTGTTTAGTGTTAAATACTTCGCATGGCCAATGTCCATCGAGTCAACTACACCGTCACCGTCTCCAAGGAATTCAAACAGCGTTTGGTGAAACTCCCCGTCGAGGTCCACCGCGCGTTCGCCAATCCCATGCGGCGCCACCTGGAAAAGCTCGTGGAAAAGGCGGAGGCCAGGGCCGCGAAGAACGGACGGGAGTAACCCACATGGCAACCCCCGTAAAGCAGTTGGGCCTGCAACCCATGCCCAAGCTGGAGAGCGCCGTTGACGTGATCCGCCCGCAACCCACCGTGGCCGACATGCTCCAGGCGGTCATCGACAAGGGCGTGACCTCCGACAATGTGGCCGCCATGGGCGAGCTTGTGAAACTGTACGAACGCATGGAGGACAAGAAGGCGGAAAAGGAATTCGCCGCGGCATTCGTCCGGCTCCAGGCCGAAACCCACATCGTAAAGGCCACCAAGCTCGTGCCGAACAACGACGGCAGCATTCGCTACACGTTCGCGCCGTTCGAGGAGATCATGGCCGCCGTCGGCCCGCTGCTGGAGCGCCATGGATTCACCGTCACGTTCTCCACCGATTACAGCGAAGGACGGTTGATCAAAATATGTCACCTGACCCACATCGGGGGACACAGTCGGGAGAACAAGTTCGCCGTCCGCGTGGGCAAAGGACCTCCCGGATCGAGCGAGGCCCAAGGGGACGGCGCGGCATCGACCTATGCCAAACGGTTCGCCTTGTGCGACTGCCTGAACATCGTGATCGAGAAGGACAGCGACGCACGAGCGGAAGGAGGGTCCATCACGCCGGAACAGGTCGAGGAACTGTCGCGCCGGGTTGCCGAGACCAACTCCAACCGGGAGGCGTTTTTGAAGTTCGCCAATGCCAAGACATTCGCGGAGATCGCGGCCGTCAAGTACGACATGCTCGACCAGTTTTTGACGAAGAAAGAGCAGCGCGGGAAATGAGCAAGGTCCACAAATTAACGGGACAAAGATTTGGAAAACTGATTGCGTGTCGATCTTTGGAGCAGCGTCGCCGCGGTAACATTGTTTGGGAATGTCTGTGTGATTGCGGTTCGATCTGTAATATCCCGAGTTACAATCTTACTGCCGGACTCACCAAATCTTGTGGCTGTTACGGCAAGAACATACTGGGCAACGCAACTAGAAAACACGGCTTGAAGCATCTTCCAGAATACACTTGCTGGAAATTAATGAGGCAAAGATGTTCCAATCCCAATGTCGAACGATACCCAAGATACGGAGGCAGAGGAATTATCGTGTGCGAACGCTGGAACGACTTCGCTTCTTTTTTTAAGGACATGGGTCCGAAACCGTCACCCAACCATTCGATTGACCGTATCAACAATGACGGCAATTACGAACCAGGAAATTGTCGCTGGGCCACACGCTCACAACAGGCTCGAAATAAGAGTCCGTCCCCTAAATGAAAATCCACGATGTGGCTCAAGGTAGTGTTGAATGGATGCAAATGCGTGCTGGGATTGCAACCGCCTCGGAATTCGACTGCCTTGTCACCCCGGAATTCAAGGTCCGCACGGGAGACATGCCGAAGTCCTACCTTGCGAAGAAGCTGGCCGAAGCATGGTTGGGCGGTCCGTTGCTCGGATTCAACATGTTCGACATGGACCAGGGGCAGATTCTTGAGGGCGAGGCCATCCCGTGGTACGAACTCGAGTACGGCCAGGAAGTGCAACGGGTTGGACTCGTGACCACCGACGACGGCCGGGTAGGCTGTTCACCCGACGGACTGCTCAAAGGCAGCGGCCTGGAGATAAAGTGTCCGCGGCCCGAGACGCACACGGGTTACCTGCTCAAAGGTGTCTTGCCCAAGGATTACGCCGCCCAGGTTCACGGCGGAATGTATGTCACCGGGTTTCATTCGTGGACCTTCCTCAGCTATCGGCGCCGGTTTCCCCCATTGCTGCTCACCATCGAGCGTGACGACGAAATCCAAAAGGCCATCGGCGAAGCTCTGGCCAGCTTCCTCGAAGCGTTCGACGCCGGCTGGCAGAAGCTCTGCGAGATCAACGGTGGCCCGCCTGTGCGGCGCCCGGTGCAGATCGTCATGCCCGGCGAGAAACCGGCGTTCATCGACCCTGACGATTACCGCGTATGACCGAACGAACCTCCTACCCGTTGTCCTGGCCGGACGGCTGGCCGCGAGTTAATCCGTCCCAACGTCAGTCCAGCCGATTTGTTAAACAAAGCGGAAATGGGTATTGCCGCCGTTGGTACAGCATGGACGAAGCCACGAATATGTTGATCGGCGAACTGGAACGGCTCGGCGCCACCGACGAAATCCTGTCCACCAACGTCAAGTTGAGGCTGAACGGGGAGCCTTACTCGCACCAACCGCAGCCGGCGGACACCGGGGCGGCCGTCTATTTCAAGTTGAACAAGCGGGATGTTTCTCTGGCGTGCGACAAATGGAACCGTGCCGAATGTAACGTGCTGGCCATCGCCAAACATATCGAGGCGTTGCGCGGCCAGGAACGCTGGGGTGTCGGCAGCATTGAGCAGGCGTTTCGCGGTTACATGCAGTTGCCGGGCATCGGCCAGACCAGCAACACCAATCCTTGGGCGACGCTCGGTATCGCCATCAATTCCAGCGCCGACCAGGCGCGCGATGCCTATCGGACGCTCTCCAAGAAGTTTCACCCGGATAATCCCCAAACCGGGGATGCCGACCGTTTTCACCGGATTAAGGAGGCTTACGACCTCGTCACCCAAAACCACCAATAAACCCACCAAACATCATGCCCACATACAAAAAGTGCCCCAAGGAAATTGACGCTCTCGCCGCCGACCTCATCAGCCGCTTCGAGTCCCACGCTCCGTTGACCGATTGCAAGGTTCACATCGACTTTGTGTTCGCGTATTGCGACCGCGACGAGGAAACCGGGCAACCGTTGAACAACGCCATCATGCACCAGGGACAGAAGGCGCTCGGCCTCACACGCATCCTCAACGAGAAAGACCGGGTCAAGGGAATGGGAGACGCGGAAATTCTTCTCGACGGAGATTGGTGGAATCAGCAGGCCAGCGAGGAACAGCAGGCCGGACTCTTGGATCACGAACTACACCACGTCTCGCTCAAGACCGTCAAAGGCCAGTACCAGCACGACTTCATCGGCCGGCCCAAGCTGAAGTTGCGCAAGCACGATGTTCAAATCGGATGGTTCGCAGTGATTGCCGAACGGCACGGCAAGAACAGCGTCGAACAGATTCAGGCGGAATTCATCATGGACAACCTCGGGCAGTACTTCTGGCCGGCGCTCGCTCCCAATCCCGTAAGCAAACAGGTGACCGACAAGAAGAAGAAATGACCATCCTCGCCAGTGACCCATGACCAACTCAGGGCCAAAGGCTACGTCCTCCAGCCAGACGGCTCCTACCAGCGTCCGACTCGTGGTTCGGAACCTGGGGCACATTCCGAGCAAAAAGAACTACCGAAACTCAAGCCCGAGCGGGCGCGTGTGGACCGACAAACGGGTTACCCAATGGCTCGCCAGGTGCAAATCCAGTTTCGTGTCACAATTGCTTTCGCAATGTCCGACCGTCGGAGGCGCGACCTCGACGGAGGCGCTGCAACAATTCTTGATTGCCTCATTGCCGCCAGACGACAACTGGAAATGTATTCCGGAGATCGTGCTGACGGCCAAGTCCTGCCAGGCCGGTGAAGAAGGGGCGGAAATCCTGATTGAGTCCCTGTGAGTAACCCTGTGCGCAAGTTGTGAATAACCTGTGGAAAACTTGTCAGCAACCACCTGTTCACATTTTATTCACAAAGTTATTCACCGTTTTGAACTTCTTAACTCCTTGTAAATCAGTCTGCTGCGGAGTTATTCACACTATTCACAACCCTTAATAATAATAGGTACGAGGTACTCAAAATACAGTATTAGGTAATTCAGTAATCCGGAAGCGA